GCCTCGGTTGCCTCGGTCAACGCTGCGGTGGCATTGCTAACGACGGCTACGGTAACGACGCTGACCGCCTCTGGCGCGTCCATTGCTTCAGCCAACATCGGCAACCTTCAGTTTACGGCTGCCTCCATCGCCTCTATCAACGCAGGCGTGGCGGTGATTAACAACCTGACGGCTACGAGCGCGTCTATTGCCTCCGCTAACGTCGGCACAGCCGTTATCACAACCGGCACGGTTACGAACCTGACCAGCACCGCTGCCTCGGTTGCGTCGGCCAACGTCGGTGTGGCGCTCATCACTACAGGCACGGTAACAACGCTGACGGCGACCGGAGCTAGTGTGGCGTCGGCTAACGTCGGCACGGCTGTGGTGACAGGGCTGACCGTTACCGGCGCATCTATTGCGTCCATGAACGGCGTTACGGCAAACATTACAAACGTCAACGCCACCACCGTAGACGCCACCAACGTAGAAGTCACCAACGTCAAAGCAAAGGACGGCACGGCGGCGATTGTTATTAGCGATACGTCGGGCAACGTCGGTATTGGCGGGACGGCGCAGGGGAATATCAAAGTTCATGCGCTTGGCACTTACCCCGTATTGGGCGGCAACGCAAATTGTGCGGCATTTGGCGCAACGGGAACATTTCCAACTAGCATTACTGGCTCTGCCAGAGGGTTTTTCTCCTCACTTGCGACGGCAGCATCTGCAACAACAACTAGCGTGTTGCATTTTAATGCTGGCAATACACAGGTTGGTGCTGGCGCAACATTAACAAACGAAATTGGTTTTTTTGCTGGAAGCGGAATTACAAGCGGAACCAACAACTACGGTTTCTATGGAGACATAGCGTCTGGTTCCAACCGCTATAACGTATATATGGCGGGTACGGCTGACAATTACTTCGCAGGCAACGTCGGTATTGGGACGGCTTCGCCTGTCGGAAAGTTAGACATTATTTCCGGCACCGCGCGAATCTACATTTCCAACCAGTCGGCTAGTGGATTCATCACGGCTGTAAATACGACCAACACGGCTTACGCACCGTTAGCGATTAACGGGTCGGAGTTGGTGCTAAAGACTGGCGACGCTACGAGAGCCACCATTGACTCCTCCGGCAACGTCGGGATCGGCGGGACGGCGGGGGCGGATACACGAGTGCAAGTTCTCGGAACTGCGCCGTCATCTGGTGGGCAGAGCAGAGGGTATTTAACCACTCAAACCATTCCGTCTAGCACCACGACAAACTTTATCGGCTTTGGCTCTATACCAGCAACACAAGCGGCGTCGTTTACTTGCTCGCAAATTTATCATTACTACGCTGCACAAGGTTCGCTTGGCGCAGGCTCGGCGGTAACAACGCAGTACGGTTACTTTGCTGACTCCACTCTCACCGGAGCCACCAACAACTACGGCTTCTACAGCAACATCGCCTCTGGCTCTAACCGCTGGAACTTCTATGCAGCGGGGACGGCGCAGAATTATTTTGCTGGGAATACGTTAATTGGAAGCACAACTGCTGTAACTAACAGCCGATTATTGGTTCGCGGCGTTGACAATTTAGATACCTCAAAATCGTTTGTGGTTGAGGATAGTGCGGGAAACATTGATTTATATATTCGCGGCGATGGCGAAATGTATTCGCTACCGACTTACAACAGAACATCCGGAAGCGCAGCAAATGTTGGCGTTGATTCTGCTGGCGGGTTTTATAGAAGCACATCATCGCTCCGTTACAAATCAGATGTTGTAAACGCTACGCACGGCCTTGCCGACGTACTGAAACTTCGCAGCGTCACCTACAAGGGAAAAAACGACGGCGACACCGTATTTGGTGGCTTGATTGCCGAAGAAGTGCATGACGCCGGGCTGACCGAGTTTGTGGCTTACGACAAGGAAGGCCGACCGGATGCCCTGCATTACGGAAACATGGTGGCTTTGCTTGTCAAGGCTGTGCAAGAACTGACAGCGCGTGTCGCTGAACTGGAGGCTAAATAAATGGCTACTTGGAAAATTGAAAGCATGATCGTCAAGCCGCAAGACGGCTCGCACACCGACGTTGTGGTAACTGCCGCATGGCGTTGCAGCGACAGCAGCGGTGAGTTTACCGCCAGCAACTACGGCAGCATGGGCTTTGCCTCGCCGGGTGATGACTTCGTGGCGTACCCCGACCTGACCGAGGAAACGGTACTTGGCTGGTGCTACGCGAACGGCGTGGACAAAGACGCTGTAGAGGCAAACGTGGCGCGTGAGTTGGATATGCTCGTCAACCCGCCGACCGTCGCCAAGCCGCTACCGTGGAGCGCAGAATGATTAAGTTGGAACTATCCGTTGAGGAAGTAAACGCCATCCTGCAAGTGCTGGGGCAACTCCCAACGAGCAGCGGCGCATGGCCGTTGCTTTTGAAGGTGAAGGAACAGGCCGAGTTGCAAGTGCCGAAGGTAGAGGAAACGAAGCAATGACGACGGTGCAAGAGCTAGAGACGACCGTGACAAGCCACATTGACGTTTGCGCGGTGCGTTACGAGGCGATCCATGCGCGACTGAAACGCCTTGAACAGCTTATGTTGAAGGTAGGCGGCACGATTATCCTCATCCTCCTTGGCGCACTTGGCAGCATGGGAATGTTGCTGTTACAGGCGTTGCAGCAATGACCGAACCTACCGACATCCAACTGCTGAAGGTGCAGATACAGGCCGAATTGCAACGCCTTGAGGCGCACAGCAGCGCCAAGGATGTCGCGGGTAAGGCTATCGGCAAGGACGGCCTTAAATACATCACAGCCATTGTGGTGATTGGTGTGTTGTCTAGTCTCGCGCTGGATAGCGATAAAATCGCCGCCGTGATGGGCTTGCTCGGTGCCTCGCTGACGGCGCTTATCTCCATGCTTGCCAGCATTGCAGGCACGGTGGAGAAGGAAGAAAAGCCCGAGTTTGAGGTCATTAAGGAGCTCATCGCCAAACTAGACCGTTTGGATCGCAAAGAGCAGCCCATGCGGGTTGACGTTGAGGGCGATCATGTGACCGTCACCAAGGGCGATGACGTTGTGAGGGCAAGCAAATGATGACGATGGTTAGCACGTTCTTGTCATTCCTTGCGGGCGGCCTACCCAAGATCCTGCAAATTTTTCAAGACCGGCAGGACAAGAAGCATGAGCTTGCCCTAGTTGCTGCACAGAAGGAGCGTGAACTAGCCCTCGCAGAACGTGGCTTTATCGCGCAGGCGCGGGTTGAAGAAATTAAACTAGAGCAAATCCAGACGCAGACCGCTGCCGAGGAACGTCAGGCGCTGTATAGCCACGACGTTGAGATCGGCAAAGGCGCATCCCAATGGATGATTAACCTTCGCGCCTCTGTGCGCCCGGTTGTGACCTACATCTTTGTGCTGGAGCTGGTCGCGCTGAACATCGCGGGCGTTTGGTATGCCTACACCACCGGCATCCCGTTTGCGATCGCTATGGAAAACGTATTTAGCGACGACGAGATGCTGATTTTAAGCAGCATTATCGCTTTCTGGTTTGGTACGCAGGCTTTCGGTAAAAAGTGAAGGTCAGCCCTGCCGCGATCCGCATGATTAAACATCATGAGGGCGTAAGGATGCGCCCTTATCGGTGTCCGGCCCTGCTATGGACGGTCGGGGTCGGCCACGTTATAGACCCGGCTCACGCAGCGGTGAAATATGAGGAACGGCGCACCTTACCGATACCCGAGGGCTGGGATCGCATCCTCACTATGGGAGAGGTGGACGCTATCCTTGCTCAAGACCTTGGCCGGTTTGAGCGCGGCGTGGCCCGACTTTGCCCTGCTGCTGTTGGTCATCAAGGCCGGTTTGACGCATTGGTGAGTTTTGCCTTCAACGTCGGCCTTGGCAACCTGCAACGCTCTAGCCTACGCATGAAAACCAACCGCGGCGAGTTTGACGAAGCCGCTGACGAGTTTATGAAGTGGACGAAGGCAGGCGGGCGTGTGCTGCCTGGCCTGGTCAAGCGACGCCAGGATGAGCGAGCCCTATATATGGCTGACGGGCTAGGACTCGAACCTAGATAACAGGGATCAAAACCCTGTGTCCTGCCATTAGACGACCCGTCAACGGCTCAACAAGTATTCAATCTCGTTACGCAGCGTTTTAATCTCTAACTCCAGCAGCGTGGCTTCATCGTGTAGCCCCATGCGCCGCATCGCTACAAACGCATTAGCAAGCCTGTCGCCCTGTTTCTGACCGTACCCCCAAGGGATGCGCTCCATCTCCTCTTTCCACGCCCCCGGCGGGCTTATATCGTCTTTCACCATATATCCCGCCCTCCGCGTGAGCAGCGCCAGTTTGGATATGGCACAGAGCGCCATTCTCGGTCACGGTTAGCCTTGAGTTTACGCCATAGGTCGATAAGCCATCTCATGGCAAAGCCTCCACGCTGTAGTTGCTCGAGGGTGACTTCCAGCCTCGAGGGACTTCCCCTCGAATATGCGACGGATCTACCCACAACAAGCGATTGTTTGGGTATGCGATCCATTGGCCGGAATCTAACGCGATGATGTGATGGTCTTTGCTCTGGTCGGGGATCTCTGACCATCCACCGTTGGCCCAGAACACCGAAAACTGGTACACGCCAGGACGCTGGACGCCATCTCGTCCGATCGCCTTCACGCGGTGGTTACGCAGGAACTGCATTTCGCGCACTTCGCAGAACCGGCTGAAGCTATCCCACCACACGCAAATGTCGAGCGGTAACGGGTCGCAGGGCTTGGAACAGATCGCGTGTATCGGCATCCTGGCCCACATAGCGCCACACTCAAGCATGACGCTAAACATGGGGACGCGCATTGGCTCCGCTCTGAAGCCCAGGACGGTAACCAGCGTGAAGTAGCCGTGGCCCTGCTCCTGGTCATATAGGAATTCGTTTCGGACGTAAGCCGTGACATACGGCGTATCTACCATAAAGCTCATATCAGCCCCTCTTTCTCAAGTTGTACGATGGTGCGCGCCATTCCGTCGTAATGAGCCAGGCGCAGCTCATCGCGTGTCATGCCGCTCTTATGCGTCCTGCCGTCCACCTCGTCATGACAGCTAGAACAACACCAGGCTCCAAGGAGATCCGGCGATTTCATGCCGATACCGCTAACCCCTACGAGGCGTATGTGGGCAAGCACGGTGCTGGCGCTATTAAAGTTGCACACCCCAGGGATGCGAACCGTGCAGCCGCGGTCTTTGGCTTGTTTGCGTAGCGTCATAACAGCTCCGTTGCGTAGTTATGCCAGCTGGCTACCAATTCCGGCCAGTTGGCGAAATCCTGATTAAGTTGTCGGTTCTCAATCTCAAACGTATCGGCTTTTAGCTTGAACGACGAGCCATCGCTACGTTCTCGAACCGTGTCTTTGTGGTACACCGTAGCGCGGTATAGGAACGATTCCTTGGTGATCCACCCGCAGAACGTCAGCTCGCTGTTAGTTTTGTTGAAGCTCAAAAACAGGTACGCATCACAGTTGAATTTGATCTGTGATCGCAACAGGTTGTTGACGTAACTCGGCTTTGGCTCGCTAGTGCGGCCCATCGTCTTAACGTCAAACCGCATCCCAAAAGCCTCAAAGTCCACGCCACCATCAAACCCGGTGTCATGTTCCATCAAGGGTTTGCACAGCGCCAGGTTGACCATGTTTTGGCCGATCACCCCAACGAGCTGTTGTTCTGCGTTGCCATCGCTCCCATCGTTGCGGTGTCCCATCTTAATTTTCTTGGTAAACCGCCAGCTTTCATCAATAACGA